AGGTATTGTTGAGCCGGAAGTTTCCGGTGCCTGCGCTCACAAACGGATCGGCGGTTAGCGTCACGTCGCCCGTGGTGGCAAGGCCGGTGTGCGCGCCCGAGGCGTTGGATCCGAACGCGCAGTTGCGGACGTCGGTAAAGGGCGGCTGCGCATTGTTGCCCTGGTCGATGCCGTAGCCGCCGTTGCCGTACGCGATGGTGTTCCAGATGATTTCGCCCGTGACGTCTAAAAACTTGAATCCATCGCCCGTGTTGTCCCAGGCCGCGCAGTTCATGAGGACCATCTGATTCGTGCCGCCCGAGCCGCCGACGTTGAAGCCGCGACCGCCGTTCGACGCAAAGACGCAGCGCTCAAACACGTGCGCGCCGTTTTGCGAGGTCGAGTGCCAGCCGTCGCCCGTATTGTTGTGGAAGTAGCAGGCCAGCACCTGCGCGTTGAAGGCGGTGTTGTACGCCCAACTGAATCCCGATCCGGTGCAGTTTTTGATTTCGCACGAATCGAGCAGCAAAGGATCGGCGTTGATGTCGTTATTCCCGATATCGGTGAGCGTGCTGCACCCGTCGATCACGCAATTCACGAAGGCAATATTGACGGCGTAGACCGAATTGTCGGCTGAAAGAGCAGGCGCGCGCACGGATGCCGTGTTGCTGAGTATGAGATTGAAAAACGAGTAAGCGCACGGGCCATTGTTGAAACGGATCAGCGAAATCGAGCTGGTCGCGGTGGTTATCGTCGCTTGGCCACCGTCCCCCCGAACACTGAAGTAGCCCACGATGGAGATCGAGTAGTGAAGGGGGCCGATGTTCGCCGTAATCGTCAGTGTCCCGGTTGCCTTGATGTACGCGGTGTCGCCGGTTCCATAGGCCGCAACCACGGGCGTGAATGTTGCAAACGCCCCGCCGACGTGCATCGTGATCCCCGTCCCGGTACCGGGCGAGCTAGAGAGCACGACGGTAGTCGCATTGGTGAAGCTCGCGACCGGATACCAGCCCGTTGTAACGCCCGTGCCGGCAAGATAAAGCAGATTGCCCACGATGGCCGCCGTGAAGCTGGCCGTGGCGCTTGTAAACGTGGTTGTGCCGTTGGCGACGCCGTCCGTGGTGCTCTGGTTATTGCCGCTGGAGTTTTTGGCGTTCTGCTGGGAGTAATCGGTTCCCGCGCCGCCGGACGTAAACCCGCCGCCGTTGGTGTCGCTGCCGACCGTGGGCCGGACTTCCCAAATCGTGGACATGGATTACGCTTCCGTCGCGATGAATCCGCCGATGGGGATCTCGACCGGATCGCCGGTCAAGATATTCCGGCTCGCCGACAACGGCGCGTAGTAGATGATGTTGCTTACCCCGAGCGCGCCCGTGAGGATCGTTACCAGCGCCACGCCCACTACGGTTCCCCAGTTGTTGGTCGTCCCCGAGCTGATGGTTTGCAACACGGCGTTGGCCATGCTCGCCGCACCGGTCGATCCGACGCTCGGGCTTACCGCCGCCGGGAAGTTCGTGGTGTTGAGCACGACCGCCAGACGCGCGTAATCCGCCGCCGTGACTTCGGTCCCGCCGCCCGCCTCCGTTGGAGCCGCCGTAAAGAGCGCCCAGTATGCGGTAGCGGCTGTGTTGAGAAGAGCGGCGAGCGTGGATTTGCACGCGCCTTGACCCTTGAATCCTGCCATGGTGAAAACTCCTTCTGATTGTTTGCTGATTAACTGCTGGTGGTTTCCGATTTCATAAACAGCGTCGCGTTCAACGTCGCGAGCGTCGGCTCGTGCGTTACCCACGCCATATAGGAAATCCCTTCGTGCGTCGCGCGCTGTCCGTAATCGTAGTTCTGCAATTCAACGTAGGAATCCCAGAGCGTTCCGGCCAACCGCGTTTCCTGCCCCGCCGCGATCCGCAAGGCCACGTAGGGCGCGACGAGAATCGGCTTCAGAGCGCTCGTTTCTCCGTCGCCCGCCTCGCCCGACCAAGGGACGTGGATCGCCATCGAGTAGGTGGCAAGGCTCGATAACTCCATGCTGCCGTCCAGGTACAAACGCTGCTGGAGCGTGAACGAGCCGAAGACGCCTTGCGCGGCGACAACCGATCCGCTCGTATTGCCGTCGTCGTAAAACAGCGTGTCGATCTGCGCGGCGAACATGGCCTGAAAGATGCCGCTGGTAAGCGTCCCGCCGCCGGTGTACGCATTGCCGTCGCCGTCGAGGATTCCCGCGTCGAACTTAGCGATTTCAAACTCGGTGGGCGAGAGCACTGCGGCCACCGAATAGACGCCTCTCAGATTCGCGATTCCACCAGCTCCGGACGGCGAGACGAAATCGCCCGGCTGGTAACCATTTGGAAGCACCGTCGTGATGACCACGGGCCCCGAGGGATCGTTTACCACGTTGGCGATAGCGAACACGGCCGAGGTGCCGATCTCGTAGACCGAGCCTCCGCCCGTATAGGCGTTGCCATCGCCAAACACGAAGACCAGCGGCGCGTTGCTGATCCACAACGACGTGGGCGTAGGAATCTTGGCTACCCACCAGGCGCCGTTGGCGTGCGCGGCGCCCGCGATCCCGGCCAGCTTTATGCGGTCCTGCATGGTGCGTCCGTGCGGAAGCGTGGTCTCGATGACTACAGGCACGCTTCCGGCGGTGTTCACGACGCCCGAAATGTTGATACTCACGGGACCGAGCACGGCAGGAACGTTGAGCGCGGCGGCGAGGACTTTCTGCGTCCCGACGACGCTCGATCCTCCCGTGCCAGGCAGACATCGGATGGCGACCTGGTAGGGATTGAATCCATAGTTGTACTCTAACTGCGCGAGCGCGTAGGTTGTGGTGTTTCCCGATCCCGAAGGCAGTTCAAATTTCAAGGCCGGAGAAGGCGACCCGAATTCTCCCTGGAAGATCGTCAGCTTCATCGTGTCGCCGGTGACCGGAGCGGGCTCTGAGTAAACGTTCCAGCCGCCGCCGGTCGGGCCCTGGCCGCCCAGATAATCGCCGCCTGGCGCCCAGCTTCCGGTGTATGCGTCAATATTTCCCTGTGGCCCGGTATCGTGCGCCGTTACCGATAGCGTGGCTTCGATGGCGTTGCCGGAAACGAAGCCGAAGGCCCACCGCGTGGCGTCCGAGACGAGACCCAGGAAGGTGCCGAGCGTGCCGAGCGCGGTGGTCGATAGCGGAACCCAAATCACGCCGCCCTCGATGGGATCGGGATCGGGGGGCACCGCGAGCGGATCGTAGAACTTAAACGTGATCCCGTCGAAGGTCCCCGCGAACTGGCCGCCGCCGATATCGGGCACTCCCGATCCATCGCTCCCTTCGGCGTGCGCGGGAAAGCTGAGAGCGGTGAGCGATCCGGTGGCGAGCGTTCCGTCCTGATCTCCATCGGGCAACGTGGGGTTGGTCCAGCCGCTTCCGACGAGCTCGTCGCGCAGCGCGCCGATTGAAGTGTTGACGTCGGGCGGCAATAACGAAATCACGCCCGCCACGAAGTCGAAGCTCTGCACGTTGGGCCCGATATATCCGGTTAGATCGGCCAATGGAATTCTCTTTTCTTCCGGCGCTCTTCAGGACGGTCGTTCGCAGGCAGAGACTCTTCAGCCGAGCAATCCGCCGTGTCCAAGCCGCCCTACTTCAGGCCCCGAAATTCGATAGCGCGAAAGCATGGGAGGAAGCATTAAATCGAGGACATTGAGCCGCGCGGATCGGAAGCAGCCCGGAGCGGACACAATCGGAACATCGTCTTTGTAGCCCAGTAAGAAGAGATTGCCCGGCTCCACCGGGGCGAGAAACCGCTCGATGTGGCACCCGGCTCGAACCATGGCGCGGCCAATCACATCGTCGGGTCCGGCGGGCGCGGTGGTGGAAGCGATCAGGACGGCGGTTGGCTTCGCGCGCAGCAAATGCTGGAGCGAGCGGGCCACGTCGCTTTCCGCTTCGGCCGACGAAAGAACGAAGCATGGGTAGGTTCCGAACCGATCCAAGCGCTGTCTCATGATAGTTTCAAACCATTGCCGGGCCTGTTCGCCGTTCTCCGGGGCGGTATAGAGAATAGCCACGCGCGGATCGCGGATGGGCCGGGCCTGCAGGACGGGACCTCGCTCCCGGACGATTGTGAGCATCGCGGCGAGTTCCGGCTTGGCAACCGCGAACGGCACGCTCTTGATCGAGGCCACCCGTTGTCCCGCGCGCGCATAAGAAAAGTTCAGAACGGTGGCTATGGCGATGCACGCCACGTAATTGATTTGGTTTAACAGCTCGTCGTCCACCAAGACGCAGCACCCCTCGGTGGCGTAGAGGTTGGCCCGCCCTCCGGCGGCGAGACGGATTTCTAGCGATCCGCAGCCTAGTTCCCTGGCGACCCGCATGACGGCGTCGTCTTCGCCTACTTCGTGTTCTTCGAGATCCGCGACCGAGACCTCGCTCATCCCTTCGGCGCCTAGCATCCGGGCGTCCTCTTCACTGATTACATGGCCCCTGGCCAGCAATTTCTTGCCGCCCGCGCGAAACAGCGTGCAGCTCAGTATTCGTCCCATCGCCTGGTTTAGTTCAACAGTCAGCGCTTTCATGATCGACAAGTCCTTTCCGGCGTTCCGGTTGAATATATTATCGGAATAAATCGGGAATGGAACTTTTTCAGTGCGCGTAGCTGACCGATTCGAGCACGAACGGATTGGGGCCCGGAACTTGCAGCCACAACGTCCCGAACTTGCAGGCGTTGGTGAAGGCGACATAGAAATTTCCGTCGCCGAATTGCTGGACCGTATCCATGGGGACCTGGTCGGTTCCGATCCAGGCGTTCCAAAGCTGGCCCCGCACCAGCGGCGCGCCTCCGGAAGACGGAGACCAGGCGACCAGCGGCTCTAAAAGCATCCGGCGTCCAATAACGCCATTGCCTCCGTGCCAGCGCAGGGAATCGACCAGGTTGCCCGCAAGGTCGACGCCGTAATTGTAGGCCGGGCTCATGGTCGTCAAGTGAAAATCGCCCGAGGTCACGTCGCCGTTATACGCGGCGTCCGAGCTTCCCCAGCCGTTGGCGTCGCCCTTGTTGGTCATGACCTGCGCGAGCTGATCGACATCGGAAAAGTGGGCGGCCGAAATCCCAACCGTAACCGTGCGCGGCGTCGTCTGCTCGACTCCCCCTCCACCGAAGCCGCCGTAATCGCCCGAGGTCCAGAACGAGAGCGTTGCCGGAATCTGCGGCACATCTCCGGCGCAGGCCGACGCCGGCGCGATCCACGGCACGCCTCCGCACAACACCGATCCTGCTTTGTCGGCCGCCGTGCCGGGAATGTAGCAGAAGAACTGCGCTTGATTGGCGACGCAACGGTAGGTGAGGGCGCGGGCTACCTTGATGTATTGTTCGCCGCTCGATAGCGTTTCGTCCGTGCTCAAAAACTGGGCGTTGGCGTAGAGATTTCCGAACGCGGCCGCGCCCCGGTCGTAAATGTGCAATTTAGACGACATCTGCGCGAGCGATCCGGCCTGCGCCTGCGGACTCTGGCCCGTGAGTTTGAAGCCGCCGCCTACCGTCAAGCCGAACGTCGTTGGCGTCGAATTGCCCATGGGACCGGCATAGCGGAAGCTGAACGTCACATCGCTTCCCGTGGTCGAGGCCTGAATGATAGGGTTGATCGGAGTGGCTGAAGAGTACGCCAAACCGGATCCGGCCGCAAGATTGACCGCCGCGGCCAGGTTGGCCAGACTAGCCCCTAAGCTGCCCCCAATTAGGACCTCGTTGGCAGGGCTTCCGAGCGCGGCGACGAAAGTGTAAGTCTGATATCCGGCGGTGATCGTCTGGCCCGGAGATGGATTCGAGCCGAACGTTCCGGTGATCGAGGAAAACACTTTTTCAGACAGCGACCAACCGGCGAGCAGCAACGAGGTAGTCAGTCCTTCGATGTAGTTATTCCGCGTCGAGCCGTCGAATTCCGTCCATACGTTGATGCCCCCGGCGTCGGCGATCGGCATCAGACGATGACTTTCGGGAGCGGCAATAGCTTCGCGAGTCCGGGCCGGTAGCTCAGTTGCAGATTGTGAGCGTGCCGCAAAAACTCGCCGTCCATTTTCGGGCGGCCGCCATCGATCAATACTTCCGACCCGACGTGCTCGTAGCCCATTAGCGCGGTGGGGGTGTGCCAGACCACGTCCCACTCGTTCACGATGCGGAAGATCGGCCCCCACCACTGCTTGAACCAGCCCGAGTAATCGTGCCAGCCGACGCGCGGTCCCGCAAAGGTGTAAGTGAGATTCGCCCGGCCGCCGGCGATCGCCGTGTCGGATGCGCACAGCGTGGCGAGGGATGCGCCGAGCGAATGTCCGGTAATCCAGATCTGATCGGGCGCCCGGAGCAACGATGCTTCCGAGAGCGAGACCTGCGCGAGCGCAAACAGGATGGAAGGACGCACCGCCGCGTACTGATCCTGGAAGCCTTGATGCACCATGCCTTTTCCGAAACGGTTTGGGACGGCGACGCCCTCGAAATCTTCCAGCCATTCGCCCTTGGTCTCGGTGCCGTGGAAGGCGATTACGATGATGTTTCCAGCCACCGCAATGAAGCCGAAGTCGCCCGGCTGGATCGCGGCGACGAGCTTCCACGGCGCGGGAATCAACGTTAGGTCGTAGGCTGCCTCTGCCAGAGGCAGCATCGTGTCGTAGGCGAACTGAGGGTCGAAAAGCATCGATAAGTCCTAGCGATCTAACCGATCGTCCACTTAAGCTCCAATGTGACCATTCGGCCCGCCTGCACAGGCCCCGTCTCCAGGCAATTCACGGTCAGCAAATCGTTTTGCGCGAATTGGACGCTCGTGAATATGTCGTCGGAAAGCAGGCTCGCATCGCCCGAGGGAATCGCGATCGCGTAGCCGCCTACGGTCATGCTCGCGCCGATGCCGAGCGGTACGATTCGATCCACTGTGATGGTCGTCGCGTTCGTAAATCCGACGACGTAATACCAACTCGAAACCAGCGCCGCGGTGCCGCCGGAAAGCTGAATCGCCGCGCCGACCACCGACGCGTTGAAATTGGCCGTCGCCGACTGAAGCGTTGTGCTTCCCGCGCCGACCGCGTCCGCGGTGCTCTGGTTGCTTCCGCCGCTATTGGGCGACGCGAAAATGCTGGCGGTCGAAGTGCCTGCGGCGTTGGTCCAGATGATGTCGAGGATGAGGCTCCCGCCTTGCGGCGGAATCTTCGCCTCAAAGACCGTGCTCAAGGGCGAACCGGCGTTCTTGACGCGGTAGTGCGGCGCGATATCGGTGGCGACGGTGATGTCGCCGGTCATGCCCAAATTCCAAATCGCTTTATCGAACTGCTTTTGCAGACTGCCCGGAGCTCCAAAGAGGAAAATCTCACGGAAGGGCGCGTAATTCTCGAGCGAAAGCGTGTCCACCGCGTCGGCGGTCAGCACTTCGACCAGGATCGTTTCGCCCTGCAGATTGTCGACGTTCAAAATGCCGATCTGCGGCGCCGTAGCCGGATTCGGGTTCGAGACGATCAAGCCCTTGGCGGTGTCTACGTCGTACTGCCAGCTCGCTTCCTCGATGATGAAGATGCTCGTGGCGTCCGGCACCGGATTGAAGGGACTGGCGGGCACACAAACCGTGCTGGTGTTCGATGCAATCAGCCGCGGCCGCTGCCCGCCTCCCGTGCCGGCGATAATCCGCAGCATGTTGCCGACTTCGCCATTGACCACTAAGCCGTTGGTCGAGGCCTGCACCGTGCCGCCGCCGGGATAGTCGCCCACCGGCCCCGTGATGGTCACGGTAAAGGTGTCGTCGGCGATCACGGTGATGCTTGCGTACTCGCCGTTGAGCGGCCCGGCGCCCGCTAAAATTACGTCCTGGCCGGTCTCGTAGCCGTTCGCGGTCACAGTAACGATGGTGGCCGTCGTTCCGGAGATGCTGACGCTCGCGATCGCGATCGGCGGATCGTAATAGTTCACCGAATTAATGAAGTTCGAGCAGCCGATGCTGAGCGCGCTGAAGGTGTCGGCCAAGGCGCGCATAATGGCCACGTCGCCGATCGCGACGCCCAGCGAAGTGGGATCCGGCGCGCTTGAATCGAGCGTCAAAACCGTCGCCGTGTTCGATGCGATTAACAGGTCGATGATTTTGACGTTGGCCTGCGACGAGGGCTTGCCGATGATCGAGAGCGTATAGCCCGCCCATTGATTGACGCCGAACGTCTCGTCGCCGAACGTGACGGTGGTGGCCGTAACGCCGTTGATTGCAAGCCCGAAAACGCCGTCGTGAAAGACCCGCTTGGCCCGCACGCGGAAATGATCGAACGAAGGATCGGGCGGCCCGTAGGAGGCGTCGAGCAGCGCGGTAAGCGTAATCGAGTCGGGCGTCCCGGTCCCTGTAGCCTGCCAGCTCAGATGGTTGATGTCCGTCCCGGCAAAGACCTGGTAGCCGGATGTCTCGGCGGTCCAAAAGAGGGTTCCGGTATCGAGCGTGTTCGTGTCCGTGCCCGCCGGAATCGCGCATTGGATTAAGTGCGACATGGGCGTGAGCGCGCCCGTGGAATCGACGGCGCAGATGGCGATGACATAGGCCTGGCTGCCTGCGGTTGGTCCAAGGATGGAACCGCCGGTGGCCGCCGTTAAGCCCTGCCTTGGCACAAGCGGGCGCTGCGGGCCCGGGTTGAGCTTCGAGAACGTGTTTGCCGGCGGCCGGCCTGAAATGATGAGCTGCGCGAGAGCGGAGCCGTCTTTCAGGGTTTGGTAGATCTGCGATACGGAAAAATTCAGGTCGGTGGCCGAAAACAGGTTCGAGTGCGGGACTTCCGAGTCCGGACGCCACGGCAGAGGGATCCCCGCGCCGGCGATGCCCGCGGCGGCATAGAACGGCGCCGGATTCTGCCCGAAGGTGTCCTCATACCAATCGTCGTCATGCCAGGCGAAGGTGATCTGGGTGCGCGTGTAGTTGGTGGTCGGCTGGAGGCTCGTGATGCGCACGAGGATGCCCGTGACCGGATTGCCCGAGCCGTCGGTCACGCCCACGATGGGCGTTAGCTGCAACTGCTGGTAAGCGAATATGCAGATCATGCCGACGCGCAAGTGCGCTACCCGGACGGTCGATGTGACGGTGAACGTTCGCGTGCCGCGCGTGTCCTGCGCTTCGTTGCCGCGCAGGCTTTCGGCCAGGATGGTGTTGGCCATCCGTATCCCCTGGTCGAAGTTCGAAACGCCCATGACGGTGACGTTTTGCGGCACCTCGTTTCCGCCGCCGCCCAGGTAGCCGCCTGCGCGCTGGACCGCGTCGGTATCGACGATGTTGAGCGAGTCCGACACATAGGCGTTGGCCGAATCCTGAAACGGAAATATGATCCGGTTGGGCGTCGACGAGTTAGGCAGCATCTTCATGCTGATCGCCGGCTTGCCGTTTTCCTGCGTTCGTATGATGGAGTTCTCGTCGAACAGATACGCGAGGTAGCCCAGCGCAATCGTGCCGTTGGCGGTCACCGACGTAATCGCCGTGTTGTAGTTCGATCCCGCGATGGCTAGAGGCTGCTGGTCGGCGGTCGACTCGCGGATCATCAGATAGAGCAGCCCGTTGCCGTTGTAATTGTTGATGAGCTGCGCGCGGAAGCCCCACAGGATCGATTGAATGAGCTCGGCCGCCGTGCGCCGCTGGTCGATGGCCACCTCGCAAATGAAGCGGGCGTGCACCGCGGCAGGGTTGCCGGTAAGGTCCGTATATGTGATCCAGGTGTCGCAGAAGGCCGCCGCCGCCATGAAACTCGGAAGATCGAAATCGCTGTATTGCCAGTTGGCCCAGGTGAGGATGTCCATCAGCACCCAGGCCGGATTGTTGGACTGGACCATCGGGACCGTCGAGCCGGTTTGCGTCGGATCGCTGAAGACCGCGACGCGTGTGCCGGAGGCGAGGACTTGGACGGTTGGAAACTGGCTGCCATCGCCGCCGAGCTGCTGGTAGACCTGGCAAACGATGGTGCAGATGGAGCCGTAGGGATCGCCGGGGCCTCCGTAGTAGAGCGCGGTGTCCTGCGCGCCCGTCCGCAGTCCGGTGGTCACGTGCGACCAGCTCATGTCGGAATCGAAGTTGATCGAAACCGTCAGTGGGTCGAAACCTTCGCCGGTCTTCTTAACCCCGTCGATCATCGTCCCGAAATTGTTGGTGTAGTTGATCAGAATTCCGTTAACGAGCACCTTCTCGATGCCGCTAACGAACGTCCCACCGACGTAAGTTGGGATGCCGACGTCGCCCAGGCAAACGATCACCTCGAATTGAGTGAGGTTGCCGTCCGCCTGAATATTGACGACCTGCCCGTTGACCCATTCGGTTCCATAGAGCTGGTTGATTCCATTGCCGATGATCGACGTGTTTTGGGAGTTAAAGACGGTGACATCGTGGCCGTCCAGATAGCTGTTGTGCTGACTCTCGCCGGGATCGGCCGACCACTGGACGCCGCCGAAGCGCCCGGTCGGGCGCGCGGCGCTGTCTTGCGTGTACATGCCGCGCGCCACGCAGCCGGGCTTGGTGTAATCGCAAGTGATGAAAACGCCGTTCGCGTCCGCGACAATGTTTCCAGCCGCGTCAGTGGCGTTTGGCGTGGTCAGGTTGCCGCAGCGCGCATCGGCCAGCGTGTCGGGATCTGTTCCGGCCTGGTCGGGATCGTAGCCGCACTCCCAGTAAACCGAGCTGCGATTGGTCGCCCCGTCGAGCCTGAGCGCGCCGGGGTTCGCTGTTGGGCCGCCCGGCGGAAAAGCCCATGGACACGTCGGGCCGAGCGGCACGATCGGGAAATACACGCGCGAGGTGTTGTGGCTCGAATTCGCGGTGACGGTCATCGTATCGAGACCGCCTTCGTAGTTCGGCCCGTCGCAGACGCCCTGGAATTGGAGCGGAGCATCGGAGCTGAAGTTGGCGGTGTCGGCCTGCCACATCACAAGATTCAGGGAGACGGTCGCGCCCTTGAAGCCGATCTGTTGCTCGAAGTTGGTCCACAGAAACTTGTCGGGGTCGGCTAAATGCAGCGCGATGGATGGGATGCGGTCGACGCCTTCCTGCGAGCGCGACTGCAACTGTCCCATGTCCTGCGTGGATATGCGCGCGAGGTATTCGCCCCCCGGAAGGTTCGCCGCGCCGGGCCAGGGGAAGCCGCCTTCCGGTTCATTGATCGGGTGAGTCGAGAGGTTGAGAATGGAGCCATCGGCAAACGCAACCGTGGCCAACAGAAGTGGCTGGTACGCCGAAGCGCTATCTTTATTCGCGTTTACTGTGCCGGAAAGAGGGATCATGAAGCTGTTTGGAAGGGGACCGAGGAATCAGTGCGGACCGGGCGGCGCCGTTTGGTCTGGCTATAGCCGACGTAGCTGTTGGCGAATGCGAACCCAGAGGGCCTCGGCGCGCCGGGACGAGGCAAGCCCGGCAGCTACACTTAAGTCATGGATCGACGAGGGTTCTTACGAGCGTTCGGGGTTGGAGCCGCCGGGGGATCGATCATTCACAACATCCCCGAAGCTAAGGCGTATGCTGTCGAGCCGGGGAAGCAGGTTCCTTCTCCGGGGCCTCAGCCCATCGATGCGCTCGCCAAGATCGAAGCGAAACTCCGCATCCTGGCTGCCGAGGCGGCGGCGGGGATTCAGGCGGAGCTCAAGTTTCCTCTGGGGATACTCATACACAAGAGCCCGCACGTGGGGACCGCTTTCGACACCGTAATATTTCCGGGTGGACGACGCGTCCGACTGACGCGCCATATGGAGAGCACGGTTGCCGTCCCGGACATCGAAGAGGTTCTCGACAATCCGGCGCTGCAGCGGGCATACATGGTCACAGCTCAGTTAGCGCTCGCCGAAAGCATCACGGATGATTGCAAAGGACGGAGTGTTCTCTGTTATGCGAAACATCCGCTGATCCTTCGCGGCATCGGCGCGATCTCCGCTCGGTGCGAAGCGAGAGATGTATCCGTTCGGGCGGTTCTTTCCTACGACCCGGATTCGATGAGGCACCGGATCACTATCGACACACTGTACGGCGTCGCTTAAACGTTCACCTGAAACGCGACGATCTGCAAAACGACCCGGTTGTCATTCACGCCGGCGTGCTGGATCTGCAGCACGTCGGATCCGAAGCGGCAATTGGGATACACGCTTTCGCTCTCGGGGTCGATAAAGGAAAACGTCCACATCCGGCCTTCCATCGCGCGGAAGAAGGTTTCAAGCGTGACCAGGTTCACGTCCGACAACAGCAGCGTAAGCTCCCACGCCTCCAGCGCTCCATCCGGAAATCCAACGAGTCCCTCGCCGTACCACGCCCATGCGTAGCGGATGCCCGAAGGCTGATCGACCACCGCCGACAGCAGGCGCCGGATCTGCTGCAACGGAAGCTGCGCCGAGAGTCCGACGTCGAACACCGGAAACGCCGCCGCGACGACCGGGGCGGGCGTGTTGCGATTTTGCGTCTGGTGCAGGTCCAGCTCGGTCGAAAAAAGCAGCGGCTCCTTCTCGATCAGGGCGATGGTGTCCTGATCGAGCGTTAAATTATCGAAGGTGTTCGAGTTGCCCAGCGAATCGGTGAGCGTGATCGTCCCCGTCGTATCGAACATGCCCTTCGCCGAATCGACGAACGTATCGAGGTTGCTCGCGTCGGCCGCTACCAGCGCCGAGTACGGCAGCTTCAGGCGCGTTAATCCCGCCCGCACTTTGAAACGCTGCTCGGTGCCGTTCACGAATTGCGCGAGGTCGGTCGAATACTCGCGGGATCGCGTGAGCGGATAAAGCGCCTGGCCGTGGCCTCGGACATTCGGAATCGCGCCCACGTTAGATAGTCCTCATGCGGTTCACCAGGTCGGTGCCGCCCTTGTTCATCGCATTGACCATTCCGTCGCCCAACGCTTGTGGATTGCTTTGGAAGAACTTCGCAACCGAGTCCTGATCGATTGCGCTCACATGGTTATTGATTACAATGCTGGGCGCGGCGGCGGGCGTGGCTCCCGAGGTAATGCCGATTGCCCCGGTGTTCTCGCCGATCCTGCTGCTGGTGGGCGCGCCGCCGCCGCCGAAGGGCGATAGCACCTGACCCGGTACGACGACGCCGTGGCGCGGATCTTCATAGGCCTGCTGAATAATCGGAATCGACGATAGATCCGACCCGCGCACGTTGCCCCGGAAATCGATGCTCGAATAATTGCCCGAGGTGTCCATGGTGCGGTTGATGGCTTGCGGCGCGACGTACTGGTTGTTGAATAGCTCGTGGTTGATCGAGGCTGCGCGGTTGGCTCTCGGATCGCCGATCAGCGACGAAACCACGCCCGCCGCCAGAGCTACGCCCGCAAGGATGCTCTTGCTGATGGGTTCTGGATCGAGCGCGGCCACCGATCCGGCGACCTTGCTAATCCCCATGGAGATGTTCTGGCCGCCGCCCTTCGAGATGTCCATGGCGCCCGAGACGCCGCCGTAGATGGCAGCGGCGGTGCCGACGCCCGCGCTGATTTGAGAGCCGGTGCTGGCGCCGGGAGCGAACAGGGGGGCTTCGACCGAGCTGCCCCACGGGTTGCTGTAGCCGGATGTGTTCGAGCTTACTCCGGAGTTCGGGTCGTACCCACCGGGAGGCGGCGCCGCGACGCCGGTCCATCCGGGTTGCGCGCTGGCGTTGGGAGCGTTGTTCGTGAACGGGTTCGAGAAGGAGAAGGAGCTGGCGCTCTTTGCCAGGCTGGTGAAACCGGAGATGTCCGCACCAATGGCGGAGGGTGTTGCTCCTCCGGATACAGTCTTCATCGCGCTGGCGAATAAAGACGTAGCCGCCGTTGCGCCCGCCGCCGCGCCGCCCAGGGCGAGCGTGCTCAGGCCCGACGTTGATCCACCTGACGACAAGCCCCCCGACAATACGTCTGCTGCCGAGGGGAGGTTCGGAAGGGCAGGCAGGCCAGTCAATCCGAGGGAGGTGGGATCGCCGCCGAGACCTTGGTATACCGCCGCCATTGCCACGGTGAGATCCACTACGCCTTTATTCAGGTCCGTGGTGGCCGTCACGCTTTTGTCGGTGACCGATATGAGCGCATCGTTCACGTGCGCTTTCGGATCTTCGCCGAACATGGTGCCTTTGGCGAGTTTCCCGAGCGGGCCCGGCAGTTGCAACATGCCCGGCTTGTAGAGGCTCTCCGCCGCGTTGCCGACCATCTTGTCCATCTGGCCGAGCATGTAGTTGCGCGCGTAGCTCCCGCCGTGGCCTTCGCGCGCCGCGCCGACCAGCCCCGACGCGAAGCTGCCGAACTGCTCGCGGATCTTGGCGGAGGCTTCCTCGGCTGTTTCGCGGAATTTATTCAGAGCTTCGACGGTCTCGATGGTCGCCTTGGTCTCGGCTTCCTTGGACTTTGCGGCCGCCTCCGATGCTTGGTTGGTTAGCCGCTGCTTTTCCGCATCGTCCCCGTAGGTATTCGACGCGCGGCTGGTGTACAGAGAGGCTTGTGCGTTGAACTGCCCGGTCTGAATATCGCGCGTTGAGGCAATATTGCTGAGTTGATCCGTTAGGCCCATGCTCGCGAGTTGCATGGGCGTATATCGCCCGCTCGCCCGCGCGATCCCCAGCGAGCCCGCCGAGCGGGCCTGGCCAATCTGCTGCTGGCGTTCCCGAAGCGTTGCCGTGTCGCCGATCGCGCGCTCCTGGCCCGCGAATTCGACCTTGCCGGCCTTGTAGCGCTGCGCGAAGTCTTGCACCGTGAGGCCGGTGTCGCCAACGGTGGTGCGGAGCGTTCGGTCCTTCTGTTCCTTCTCTGTGCCGGCCCGCGCCTTGATTTGTTCGGTGTAGAATTTCTCGGACGCCTCCTCGCCTTCCGATTGCAGGCGCGATTGGAACCTCGCGATGTCGGCCTTGCCCTTGGCGATCTTGGTTCTGGCTTCGTCCCCTATTTCGCCGAGATTAGAAAGGCGCGTGGTCTCGGTGGTAGCCCTGTTCTTGGGAAACTGGCGATTTAACGCATTGGCCTGCTGGTCGTTTTCTGCGATTCGGCGATCCATCTCATTCGGCAGGCCTCGATTGGAGAATTTAGCCAGCGCGTCCGCGTAGGACTCTGTCGCCTTCTTTGCAGCGCCGAGCTGCTCCACCAGGCCGTCGATAGTCTTTTTGAAATCCTTGACCTTCTGGAGATCCTCGGGCTTGTTCGATTCGGTGAATGCGTCGCCCGCGGCCTTTTGGTCGCTCCTAGCCTTCGTCAGTTGCGCTTCGAGCCGCTGGCGCGGCGTTCCGGTGTCCGACTCCAGCGCTTCGACGCTTTGCGAGCGCTCAAATTTAGAACGCGCGGCGGGATCTTCCATTCCCTTGGTTAGCGACACCTTGGGAACCTTGATTCCCGAGACATCGGTGTCGCCGAAGATCGATCCCGCGTGCTTCTGGTGCGATTGATCGGCTATCCAGTTCGCCAGGAGACCGCCCGGCCCCTGGCCCACAGCTTTCGCGATGCTACCGATACTCAAGTCGCCATTGAGAGCGATCTCGATCAGGCCGATTGCCTTCTCGCCCATCTCGCGGCGGAGCGCGGCCCATTCCTGCGACAGAAGGCTTACCTGGATTGCGTACTCCTTGGCCTTCGCAATCCCAGCCTCGTCCATGATATGACCGGCGCTGTCGATACGCGCTTCGAGTTGCTTGAAGTTCTCGATCAGCGGAAGTAACTCGAGGCCGCCACGTCCGAACAGCTCAATTGCGAGACGGTCCCGCTCGAATCCGGCGTCCATCTGCCCTAGCCGCTCGAAGATCTCCTTCATGGCGCGGCCCGCAGGCTCGAACGCCACCGATGAGCTGAGGCCGAGTTCAGAGAGCGCCGCCTTGGCTTTCTTGCCTTCGTCGGAATTCTCGGAGAGGCCCTTGGACAGGCCGCGCATCGCGGTAGTGAGCGAGCCTACATTGACGCCCGCGGCGCCCGCCATCTGCGAGAATTCCTGAGTCTCGCGGAGCGTAAGTCCGGTGCGTGTCGCCAGGTTCGATTGCTCGCGCGCGTAATCGCCCGTTTCATTGGCGAGGGCGATAATTTCCTTGGTGGCGGCGGCGGCGGCGACGGCTACGGCGGCGAGCGCGGCGACGCCGATTAGTGTTGGAGCGCCGCCCGCTTGTCCCAGGAGACTCATGGTGCCGATGCCGCCGGGAACCGATGACGCGGAACCCGTGGCGCGGGCCAGGTTGTTGGCGAGAGTTGTTTGCTGCTTCGCGACGGCCTCGGCCTCTTGCAGCTCTTTCTTCTTGGCGGCGATGATTCGCGCGGAGGCAGCCTCGGCTCGTTTGGCGTTGTCCTGATACGCCAACTCCATCATCCGGCCCCATTTTTGGGTTTCGTTTTGGGACTGAACCTGGACCTGGGAAAGCTTCTGAAATTCCGAGGCGAGCGCCCTTACACCGGGCGAAGCGGTGGCCGCGCTGTTCTTCAAGTCGTTGAGGGTTTTCGCAAGCGCGATCCCGGCCTTGGCGTCGCTTTCGAGCACGGATTTGAAGAGGTTCAGTTCTCCCTGCGAGGCTTTGGTGCGGTTGGCGACTTCCTGAATCTGGTCGCTAAGGCTCTTCAAAGGCGCGGCGCTACCGACATTGACGGGGAAATCCAGGATGTAAGACATGGGTGTGGAATCTCAAAAAGGAAAAGCTGGTGGGAGTTACGGGCGGGTGCGCGCGAGCGCTTCTTGGAGGGAATTGTTGATGCGGATATCTTCGATGGCCAGCGCCTTCGCCGCGTCATAGAGACGCGCAGGCCATTCGCCGGCATCGGGGCTATAGGATACAGCCCCTGTTAACTTCTGGACGTGCTGTGCGTCCGTGAAAATCTGAACCAACTGAAACGACTCGGGCGTGATGAGCGACACCGGGCATTCGGCGCATTCGGTGCCGTCGATTGCATAGCTGGTGCTGGGCGGTAGCTTATAGATGGCCTGCCACGCAATCGGCGCGAGCGCTTCGGGCTTCGCCAGCTCCGGGAAGTAGCGATGGCAGTTTCTCAGTTCGTAGAAGTGTCGCTCTTTGCAGGTGCCGCAGTCGAACTGTTCGTCGCTCCATCCACCGGTACCTCGGAAGTGGTAGGCGACGCGGAGTTTTTTATTTCGGCGGAACTCAATCGCATGACGCGCGTGACTTCCTTGACCAGCTCCTCGGCCAGCTCGGGAGGTCCTGCTTCGATCAACGAGCCTACGTCGGCGGGCTTCTCGTCGATATTGAGTCCGGAGATCGACTGGATGCCCCAGCGCAAGAGCGGCCCGGTCATTTCGTCCTGCTCGAAGCGGCGCTGCTCGTTCCAGACCGACTGCAAGGCGATCGATTTATCGTCCGGGAACTTCGGCAGCTCGGACTGTTTGGCTTCAGGCAGCACGGCATTCGAGGCTTTCGCCGTTTCGAGCGCCTTCTGGAAGTCGAGGTATTCCTGTTCGAGCGGTTCCGACGCGATGGCGCTCTCGCGCGCTTTGGCGAGCAGCGGGGCCATCGAGAGGTTGAATTCGGCGCGGCGGCGCGAACTCATTTTCTTGAGCTTTACGGTGACGCCGGGGAAGGCGAGGGATTCAAAGGATTCTGTGGAGAGGTAATTCATGTTGGGGAATCGGAGTTATTCGAAGGCGAGCGTCATATCATCCGTGTTTGCAATCACGGAAGCGTGCGCCGCCGACGCCGCGAACGCCGTGGTGACGAAGTCGGTCTCATCGTTCATGTCGGGAACGGCAAGCTGCACCGAGTTGAGGGTAAAGACCGCTTTGTAGCCCGCGACCGTGCCTACGGTGATGACCACGTTCGTGACGCCATACTGTTTGGCCAGATTCTTGATCGCGATCAGAGCCGCGCCGTCGTTGTCGACAAGTCCCAGACTGAGCGTTACCTCGCGCTGTCCACCCACTTGGAATTGTGGAATAGGCGATCCGAACAGATCGGGCATCAGCCGGTTGCCGGTCTTGAGCGAAATGGTGCAGGCGCGGAGCTGCAGCGCCATATCCACACCGTCGATCACCGCGGTGCCTCCGAAACCGGGGATGATGGCTCCCACGGTGGTTGGTGTGGACGGTTCGGTTGGAAACGCGGACAGGCCGCCCTTCTGCGCAGTGGCTTCATTCGCGAAATTGTCCGAATCCAGCCGGTAGACGCCCGAACCCGAGGCCGTTTGCGTGAAGACATTCCCGTTCAACTGCCAGGAGACCTGCTCGGCGCAGCATCCGAAGATCAGGCGTTGCGTAAGAGTCGAAACGCCGTGATAGAACGACGCGAGGGTGAAGGGCTGCAGGCCGGAATCGGAGAATCCATAAGTGGCCGAGACGGAAGCGACCAGGGCGGCCGCGGAATTGAAGATGCCCGCATACAAAGGATCGGCGTCGGGCGCCGTACCAGCCGCGCCGGACGGGATGACCGGCATATTGGACAGCTCCCACGTCGCGGCTTGCCGACCCGAGATACCGGGCTGCGGCGAACGCGTGCCGGTCTTCCAGGGCACGGGCGTAATCGGCATGGCCGGATTCAGCTTCAGTCCGTTGGGCGGGATGCGAAGAAGCTTGGCTTCGGCAAGAGCGGGCGCTGCCAGGATCGAGGCTTGGGTGCTGCCTTGATTGACTACGAAGACCCGTTCGATGAACGGCGAATTATAGTTGGCGATAGACATGGATTACTCCCCTTCTTTCGCGGGCGTGGCGGCTTGAGCAGCGACCGGCGCCGCAAGTGACTGGCGGTACTCGGCCAGTGCTACCATCGCGGTGGCTTTTTTCCGCTTAAATTCATCCGTCGCGTTCATGTGGCTGATCGCGCTTGGATACTTGGCAAGCTCGGCGTCAGTAAATCCGATGGCCTCGAACTCGGCCTCGGGGATCAGTTGGACGCCCTGCGAGACGACGTGCTTCGCGAGAGCGTCGTCCAGATCCGCCTTCTGCCCGAAGCGCCGGAATTGATACGCCGGGTTGTAGATCTCGGCGCAATCGCCAATGAAGCGGTAGATCGACATGGTGAAAATCCTTTGTGCGCGAAGTTGCGCGCGGGGAAAAACGTTCAATCCGTGATGAAGCCGACGCTCGCCGTGAACCGCAAGGTCCTGCGCCAGTTAGTTCCGGCGAATGCGATGCTGGACTTGCTGAGGCTCCACTTGCCGTTGTATGTAAGCCCGGCGCTCATGTAAACGCCGATCATTTCGAGGTTGTTCACGCTCGCGAACATGGCGTCTTCGATGGCTTGGGCAAGCGGCGTGAGGCCGCGCGGCAGCGCATCGCTGGGACTCGAAATATGGACCTCGATCACCAGCGCGATCGCGCCCGCGAAAACCGCGCTCACCACGCGCGCGTCGTCGATGCTTGCCGGAGAATCGATGGTGGTGAAGGGATAAGTAAAACTCGCGCTCTCTTCCACCTGGTCCGGCAGGATCTGGCCGATCATGAAATTCACGCTGGTCGCGGGAGTCCAGTCGACCGTATAGGGCGTAATGCCGTACAAGGCCGCTACCAGCAGCAGGTTCGCGTTAAAACCGGTGTCGGGATCCGAAAGCCTGGAGAGCAGGGCGTCGACGGCGGTCTTTGAGATCTTGGGCATTCCTTACTCGCCGAGCGCCGCGCCTAAGTTCGAGAGCGACGTCGCCCGTTGCATGCGCGCGGCGATGCGCGTTCCAATGGCGTCGCGGACTTCGGCTACATCCTGCTCGCTGGCCGCAAAGAAGCGCCGCTCTACCTGGTGGCCAAGCCCTTCGTTCAAAGCTTCGGCGCGCACGGCTTCTTCGCCCCAGAATCCGACTTCGAAACCGGCCTCGGTCGGGCGCGTAAGGATCAGATTCATCATGTGCGGATGGTGCAGAAAGCCGTAGAGGTCGACCTGGTCGACCCTGCCTTCCGCTTTGGCTTTGCGCTTGGCGTATCCGGCTGAATAAGGCGCGAACGGTTGGCCATCGACGTCGACGCCTTGCGCGGTGCGGTCCGCTATGCGCGAGCGGATGAACTGGCCGCCGAATCGCCGATCCGCCTCCGTCACGATGTGGTGCGATTCGATTTGCTCGGTCAGCGCGTCGATATCTCCGGGAGCTTCGGCAAAGGTGGCCATGGCGTTCGCTCTCCTCCTTACGCGACTTGCGCGAGTTCGGTTTTCCGCACTTGGATGAGCCACTGGTGGCGACAGTTGAAGCCGCCAGCCGAGGTCATGACCTGGGGAAGTTGGCCGTTTGACATCGCATCAATTTCGGCTCTCGAATACGTTTTGTCGGCCAGCAGCAGCCGTTCGCAAAACGGGCGAGTGCGCATGTCTTCCGGCCCACTGTATCGATAACGTTGATCGATCTCCGGCAAGTCCTTCTCGATCTTTTGGAACGCCTGATCCGTCATGGTGCGGAAGAAGCTAGTCATCGCGGTTTCGGCGATTGTCGTAACGCGCGGAAGCGACGCGTCGATCTTGGAGGCCAGCGATTCGACCAAGTCCGCGAACTTTAACCCGCCGACGCTAAATAGCGCCTGCTGCATCGCGGCCCCGGCGGCGGCTTCGGCGACGGTCGTCATGCTGGTTACCGCGTTGAGCTGCAGGCTCGCAAAAATATTCAAGTCGCCCGCCGTGAAATCCACCGGCTTATACCCAAGCGATTCGAGCGTTTCCTGCAGAAACACCTTTTCGCCCGCGAACGAGGTCACATAGGCATTGAGCAGCGACGTGTAACCGGCATCGTCCAGAAACCCCATGAACTTGTCGTCGAGCGTCCGCATGAGGCGGAGGTTGCCGGACGTCCGGTCGATCTTGCCGGCGGTGATGCTCAAGTTGGCTTGCAGGTAACCGGACATCCGGGCCTGCGCCATGGTCACGATGTGCTGCAGGCTCCGTTGAAAGCCCTCGATCAAGGAGTCGTAAAACTGATCCTGCCTGCGGTGGATGTCGGCGAGGCTGAGGTTCACTTAGTGAACCATGAGCGCAAAGGCTCCATTCGGCAGGAATGGATCCGGGTTGTCGAGTGAGACCGGGACATAGCCCGAGGTCATCGACGGATCGCCGCCATCGGAAGTGTTGGTGCAGGTCATCTGAGGCACGGTGAAGGCGTAGGGATGAAACTGCTGCGGCATCTGGGCCGGGTAGTAGTGATACACCACGGTCGGTGCCGCAGCCTTGATCGTTACCTTGCGGCCCTCGATGACCAGCTCCACACTGTCGTCGCACTCGATCTGCACGCCGTCGATTGTGATCTTTCGCATGATGCTCCCCAGACTTACAGCAGGAGTTGCCCGATGGTCTTGGTGCCCGCCACATCGGTGCCGCCCGGCACACGACTGAGTGCGTCGGCGATCTTTTGGAACTGCCCGACGGTCATGTTTTCGGGCGCGAGCGCGAGGATAGTAGTCAACGCGGCCGCGGTCAAAAGCGGCGACGCGTCCTTGGAAAGTGTCTTCGATCCGGTTACGGCGGCTGCCATGGAAAAGTCTCCTTTGAAAGGTCGAACGTTAAACTTGTTTACGCCCGCATCGCGAGATTCAGAAACGCGAGCGGAATATCGGAATACTGCCCCAACGAGAGCACCGGGGCGATGTAAATTGGATCCGCGGCCAGGGTGACCTGTTTGGTCGCAATAGGGATGCCTTCCTGCTGCAGGTACAACGTCGCGGGCACGTTCGCCGCCGGAACCAGACCGGCATAAATGTTCCAGTTCGTCGCGTTGCGCGGCGTCCAGGTGCCCGACGACAAGCCGACCGGGTCGGGATATCCGGTGGGCGGATTCAGCGAAGCGATGCTGACGGTTAGAAAGTTATCGATTGGAATCACGAACGGCAGCACGAGCGACGATCCGGACTCGGCGTTGTGCTGTGGATCGATGTCGCCCGCCGGCGGCGTAAGGCGCGACGTGTAGAGCGAGCCGTCGTACCAGGTGATCGCGACAAGAATCGGCTGCGCCGCAGGGTTCGTTCCACCAGCAGACGCGGTAACGTTCGCCGCACCCCAAACGCCCGCGCGGAAGGCGTGCTTGGCCCCCGGAGCTTCGAGCGGGTTATAGACCATCGGAAGGCCCGTGCTTCGCAACCTGCGCCACTTGAAGTCGGCTTCCTGCGCGTAGCGCGTGAACTTATCCTTGAAGCGGTCCTGCTTGAAGCGCGCGCTGGCGTCCCGGTAAAACATGGCCAACGCGTGATAGGCCATCCACGTTTGCAAGGGCGATTGGGAGACGCTGTAGTAGGGATCGGTGGCGACGATCTGGTTCAACCGCACCCGCGCTTGCGTCCGCGCCGGCACGCCGGTGTTCTGGACGGCGGCGGTATGATAGCCCGCGCCCGATTGAGCCGGAACGCTGACATAGCTCTGCATCGCCGCGAGAATCGTTTGCGAGCACTCAGACCACGCCTGCTCGCAGATCGAGCCGGGTCCATCGACGGTAATCGCGGGCACGGCTGTGGCTGCTACCGTCGCAACCTCAGAATCGACGAGCGTAAGCGCGGCGACGCCGATGATGTCTGAGTCGACTAAGAGCATAAAAAGGAACGCGAGGCCCCGGTGTGGTTGCACCTCGCGACGCGAAGAATGCTTTAGTCCTCAAGCCAGGCGTCGAGGGTGAGTGAAGGCGTGGTGCCGGTAAGAGCAACCGCGTTGACGCGAAGCACAGCGCTGGCGGTACCGAAGCGGCACGTCGGCAGCTCGTACTTGCGGAAGATGAAGTGCTGCTCGGCCTGCGCCTCTACGGTCGATTGCGCCTGGATCTCCTTGACGGGAACAGAGGCAGTGAAGGCATTCACCGAGTCTTCGAGCGTGATGGCCGCGGAGGCCTTGCCGCTGGCCGCGGAGAGACCCTGCACGCGAACGTGCACCGTGCAATCGCCGGTGACGCCCGAAATGTCCAGGCCGGTGGTGGGCGTTACCGGCCCTGTGCCGGTAACGGTCTGCTGCCCGGTCGTAAGTGCTGCGATACTCATTTTTAATCTCCTTGTTCAGCCGCGGGCTTCCCGCGGGGTTGTTTGGCGCCGGCGGCGACCGCGTTGACGAGGTCCTGTGTGATCAGGATCTGAGGCGCGGCGTTTTGGCCTTTGCGTTCCCGCTCGGCCGCGAGCGTGTCCTCTCGCCGTTTCGCCAATTCCGCTTCGTACTCGCTGACCTGTTTCGGTGTGGCGAGCTGATGTGTTTGCTCTTTCAGCATTCGCGCGGCGACGACCGGATGAGCCGAGACCACGCGGCCTCCGTAGGTGCCGACCGTTTCGTTGCGAATCGAGAAGAGCCATATTTCTTTCTGGCTGAGATCTAGATTTTGCCGCAGCGCCGGGTCCTGTTCGTCGGCGTCCTTCCGCGCGGCCTCGGGATCGAGTTCAGCCGCTTTAGCGCGGACGCTTTTCCAATATTCTTTGATGTTCATGGTCTTCCTTGGCGCATCGGGAGCATCGAAGCTCCCGATGGCGGTTGGTGCCGGGCCTCGATCCCGGCGCGGGTTAGCTGAGAACCTGCTCGCCGAAGTTGTTACGCAGCACGCCGGTGCCGTAAAGCACGTCGACGGTGAACTGCTGTTCGAGCTGCCCCGGAATGTAAGACATGGTGATTCGCATTCCGAAGTTGCCGTACTCGGCATAGGTCTGGATCGCGCCCATCCCAGGAGGAACGCACGGCAGCTTGCGAACAACCAGTGCCAGCGCATCGCGCAGGAACCCGATGTTGTAGGTGGTCGAGCCGACCTTCTGGACATACTGGGAGCGGAAAACGTTGAAACCCTTCACCTGAAGGATTTGGCCGGTCAGGATCGGGCTCTGCTGGCCGTTCAATACGAAGCCGGCGGTTTGCAGTTCCGAGAAGCGGCCGATCTGGCGCAGCGCGCTATAGGTCGTCGGGCTGACAGCCAGGAACTTCGGCTGGCCGGCGGGCACCTTGGCGGTAAACAGATTCGTCTCGGCGAGATCCACCACGGCTTCGGTAAGCGCGGTGTTGGACGTGCCGACGCTCGCGTTGTAATTCAACTGAGCGTAGTTGTTAAAGAGATCCGACTCGATCTGCTCGGCCACCGCAATCACGGCGGATTGCATGAAGGTGCGCACGAGGTCGGGGCGGGTGAAAACTTGCGTCACATCGGGGATCGCAAAGGACGATTCGAAGTGGCGGCTCAGTGTGATGGCCGCGTTGCCGAGCGACTTGTTCTGATTCTGAACCGAGCCGGACTCGGCGATGTTGTTTGCTATGAGATTGGGTGCGATGGGTACGTTGACGACATCGCCCGCCTGGGCGAGAGTGGGTTCGTAGTCGCGATTGACGAGCTGGCCCATCACAAGGGTGCCGACGACAGCCGGCAGCACGTCGGCCGCAACCAGTTTCGGGATCGCGAGCAGAGCGTTGGTGGACAGGATTTCATTGGCCATTTCTTGTTTCCTTTCGGGATGGCCGAAAACTCAGGCGTCAATCGCGGTACGCTTCCGTGTTTATTGGCTCGTGGCGATGAACTGCCGAACTTCGGCCTGTTCTAGCGGACTCAACTTGTTGAAATTCTCGGGGATCAGAACCGTGGTGAGATCCCACTTCTTGCCGCCGGGCGCGTTGCCGGTCCGAGCGCTGGCGCCTCCGACTTCCTTGGGCGCTAAAAGATATGCGTGGCTGTTCGGTAGCTCCGTCTCGATGAACTTCTCGAACGGCAGCCCGTTGGCGACCAGCGATCCATCTTCGGAGCGGGTCACCTCGCTGTTAAACAGCCGGAAGGCTGTCTCGCGCGCCTTGTCGTTGGCGTACAGATATTTAGCCACCTCGCTGCGAACGCGCGACTCGCGGTTTTCCTTTTCCGCAGTCTTGGCGGTTTCCAGGTTGCTGGTCTCCAGCGCCTTAATGCGGAGCTCGGAGCTGGTCCTGTAATTCTTCAGCTCAAGCGCGAGCGCATTTTCGGCCGGCGTCTTGGGCGCGCCGCCAGGCGGCGGGGGATCGACGGGCGGATCCACCGGAGGCGGCGGGTCGGCCGGCCTGGGAATCAGCTTGACGAACTCGGCTTTCATGGTCCTGACCGCGCCGTTTAATTCCTTGCGGAGCTCGGCGAGCATCTCGGCCTTCAGCGGCGCCGGATCGAACGCGGCTGGTGGATCTCCGCCAGCGGGAGGCGCCGGATCGGGGTCCATGAGCGAACCTCTACTTACAACGTCGAATGGCATTGATTGGTCTTTCCCCGCGAGAATGCGCGGCACCCGCGAGACTGCGCGGCCAGTTGTGAAACGGTGTTACCCCGCGAGACTGCGCGGCCAGCACCCGCGAGACTGCGCGGCCAGTTGTGAAACGGTGTTACCCCGTGTTGCCCGGCGCCGAAGCGCCAGGCCTCAAAGCCCCACGGCGGGCTGTGCTGCTTTTACGCGGATCGCTTAGTGCGGGCGCGACGCGTCCGTCTTCTGAATCGAGGTTTTCAAGTCGCCCGCCGCGCCCGATAGTTCGGCGGCGTGCGTTGCGAGCGTGTGCGGAGCCGCCGGTTTCGCTTTGGCGGGCGGCACGTAAAAGTCACTCTCGGGGTCGGCTTGCGCGGCGGTGATGGCTTCCAGATGCGCCGCCGCCTGCGGCGCCGCTACGCCGTCGCCATGCCGGACGACGTGGCGCAACAGAAAATGCGTCGCCGCTTCAAACGGGTTTACCTTTGGCTCGGTTTTCTTGGGTGCCTCGGCGAAGTGTTCTTTGGACGCGTCGACTGGCTTCAGGCTCGCGGCGCTGGTCCCCGCGGAAGCGGGAGTTGGATGAATCGTGGTCGTATTTGGGGTCATGGTGTTTTTCCCTTTCTTTCCTTTACTGGCCTTGGGCCTCGGTCGGCACGGCGGCCTGGAGCGAAGCCTGGAACTGCTGGATGCTGGCCTGCCGTTGCGCTTCCTGCTGCTGCGCCCGCTGCTCGGACGGCGTCGGATTGTCGTCTATCTCGGCGTCAATGGCGTCGATGGTTCCCGTGTTGGCGTCCGGCAACGCGAGCCTAATATTCTTTTTCGCGATCTCCCGCTCGAATAGCGTGCTGTTGACCGGAATGACGGTCGATTGCTCGATTAACGCCATGTCGTCGGCGGTGGCCTTATCGGAAAAGTCCAATCCGCGGATGTCGGGCCGGATCGTCGCAAAGCCCGCGATTGCGAGCACGTCGGTGTAGACCGATTGAGTCGCCGCGCGGACTACTTTGCCTACCCCCGAGAGCGCGTCGCGCGAGGGCATCTTGTCCATTTGTTTGGAAAGGCCCGACTGCGCCGCCGGCGTCGCCTTGTTCGTCCGCGCCTGGTCGCTCAGATAGCAGGCCTTGTAAATCCGTTCTTCGAGGCTGTCGATTCGCGATTGGGATACGGCGAACGATTTACCCTCGGGTTCGAGGAAGCTCATTATGGCGCCGAACGGTAACTGGTGGTATCCGACAGGCGATATCGTCACCGGCTCTTCGTAGCGCCCGTTCTCCCCGTCCGTGATGACGAGCTGCGGCAGGTTGGACTGAAACAATCCAAAATCGAGAGCGTTGTCCTGGTTTAAGTGATTCACCAGCGGCAGAAACACGCGATTGGCCAGCCACAATCCTTCGCGCAGTTGCACGGCGCGGATCGGCACTGTGTTTTGGTTGGCCGTGGCGTGCCTTCGCGGATAGCCATCGACGAGCTGCGCCATTTCCTCGGCCGCCGGGGCGTCGGCGCCTATCAGGTTGGCCGAACTTCCCCCCGCCTGCACCGTCCGTTGATAGAGCGCGACATTCTGCCGGTCGAAGAAATACCAGTAATCGGTGACGACAGGCTCGCCCATGAATTCCTGCTCGCGGATGCTGATCTTGATCTCGATCCACTCCAGGTTTCCGTACGCGTCGGTTTCCCAGTTGATCGCGTCGCGCGGCGTGTACCGCACCAGAAACGGATTCAACAGGCCGCCGTCTTTTTGCTGTTGCAGCGTGAGCGGCGGCGCGTCTCCGCTCAGTGGCGACGGAATGTCCAGGCAAATATAAGCTTTGCGGTAGAGCAGACACGTCTCGGCGATTTCGGCCATGAAGTCGATCAGCGATGTCCCGGCGCGGTCGCAATCGTTTTCAAACGCGGTGCAGAACTCGGCCGCCGGCTTCGGAATCGCGAGAGCAGCTTCGCCTTGGACGCCGTCCACCTTCTTGGTGAGCTGCGGCGGCTCCTTGAACAACGCTGCGGTGTACCAGCCGATGATGTTGCCCAGCAGGTTCGTATAGCTGAAGCGAAGCTGCCGGATCGCGTAAACTTCCGGCATCTCCTTCGGCGCCTGCAATAGAAACAGGCCGCTGTGGATGACCGCTTCAGCTAATGCCGTGCCGCCCTGGTAGAGCAGCCCGATCTTCTGGTAGGTGTCCTTGAAGAAGCTGTATTCCGGGTGCTCCTGATCGAGCTTTTTTACGGCTGCCGACGCTGGAAACTGCATTCTAGTTTTGGTAGTACGTGACCTTCAGCTTTTGGCCTGTCGTTCCGTGGGCCCACAGTTGGCTGGGGTCGATGGTGTCGTCGCTCTCGTTGTTTTCCAGGTCGTAGTTGTCGCAAGGCACCGTGGCCGTGGCGGAAGGTTCGGCGATCTCTTGAATCACGCCGGTTCCCGAGCCGTCGTTGGTCACGTTGGAGGTTCCGACGTAGCAAATGTTCGCGTTGGTCCGCAGCGGCTCGCAGAACACGCGGCACAGGCCCGGCGCGTCCACCGGAAACTGCACGGCGCTGGCTCCGAAGGTGATCAGGTGCGTGGTGATGGTCATGGAAAATCAGCATCCCCCTGAATGCCATTTCTGGACAAGGAACCAGCCGAGCTCCCATGTGGCGAGGGACCAGCCTATCCAGCCGTAAAGCCGGGACGGTCCCAGGTTTTGCTGCCGGTCGTAAAACGGCACGATGATGAGAAAGCCGACCAGCAGGTGCGCGAGCGTCTCGTAGGTGCCCTCGACGGTCGGTATGTTCGTCAGGCGCGGCGTGATGAAGACGCGTCCCAGCCCGGCGACCACAGCGAGGCTGATCATGGCGATCCGGAATCTTTTGCTCGCGCGTATAGTCATGTCCTTTTTCTTTCCGCCGGAGGCAACACAGGGCGCGTGCGCCTAATTGACCCGCGTTGCTCGCGGTCCGCCATTGCGCCGCGTTCCAAATTCGGCCTCGATGTAATAGCCCAGCGCGTCCGACAGATGCGTTAGACCGTGATCGGTATCCTGGTCGAGCTCGGCCGTGCCCGCTATCCAGACGACGCGCTCGAGATCTCGGATCAGTTTCTCGCAGCGCGGATCCACAAAAAGGTTTCTCTCTGCGAGCGTGTTGCACAGCATGCCATTGACGGCCGCCACGCGATCGCGCACTTGCGGGTTGCTTTGCGCGTACTTGTAAATGGGCTTGTACTCACGGTGGCGCGTGAAAAAGTCCCGCACCGCCTCCCAGTCGCTGGTAGCGCCGGCGCTCGCCGTCTGTCGGCGTTTCGCCGTGGCGTCGCCATAGACGCTCACCTGAATGATTGCGCCCGCGTTGAAGTATTTCGATGCGCGCCGGTGGAACTCCTCGCACGCTTGCGGTGTCGGGCAGTTCGGCAAGTACAGCTCATCGAGCACGCTTACCGTCGGCCGCCGGCGTCCGGACATCAGATCATTCCGGTCGAAGGTGTCGGTGGTCTGCAGCAGCACCGAACACATCGGGTTGATGTTGAAATCCAGCGCCCAGATCAGGGGCAGGTTCGGATCGTACGTCGTCTGCCGGATATTCTGCCGGCGTTCAAAGGCGTAGTAGACGACGCCCGAATTGACGTTGAGATACTCGCCCAGCACCTCTTGCCGGTATTGCTTCTCGTCGTAACTGGCGGCCAGCCGGTCGTATAGGCCGGTTTCGGCGGTATAGTGATTCTCGCGCGGCGAGGCGAGCACGGCCCAGTAATCGGGACCGGGGCTTCCAACGAACCGCTCGTACACTGCGTCGTATCCCTTGGGCGTCCAGGCCGCGAAACCGCGCAGCATGTTCGCTTGCGGATGACGGAGCCGGGCTTCCAAACGGTTCCAGGCTTCCTGCTTGCAATACGTCAGCTCGTCGACGCCGAACCAGGCCAGGTTCGGTCCGCGCAAGTGCTCGACTTCGTCCAACGACCTGAAGATGATTTGCGATCCGTTGTCGAGCAGCGTAATCGAGTTCTCGGACTTGTGCGAGCGGTAGGCGACCTCTTCCAGCTCCAGGATCTCGAGAAAGGTCCGCTTGGTGGCGTCCCGCAAAATGCGATAGGTCGGCGCGCCGATCAGCCCCATCAAACCCGGATTCCAGGAAGCCAGAAACAAAGCTTCGTAGCCGAAGGCGAAACTCTTGCCGCTTCCAACGGGACCGGAGAAGCCCTTGAACGTGTGCGCGCGTTCGTCATGGAAGATTTCGCCGCTTGGAAGCGGTTTGTACTTCCAGTCGCGTTCGCCTAACGCCAGCGCAGCGGCCCCAGCAAACCGAATTGCCCGCTCACTTGCCCCGGCTCGCTTTCAGCCGCGCCTTGAGCAGTGCGTTCTTGGCCACTATCTTTGGGATGGCCTGTTTGTCGCCACGCGAAAGCTTGGGAGCTTTAGCGCTCGCCGCGGGTGCGAAGAAGGCCTGCGCTCCGGCGGGCGTCGCGGTAATGGCGGCGGTGGTGGTCTCGATCGACGCTAGAAAGGTCTCGACAGCCTTCGTCACAAGCCCTGCGTCGGCGATGACCGTTGCCGGCGTTCCGGGCGGTAGATCCGGTTGAGCGATCAAGGCGAATTGAGCCGCGATCTTCGTGAACTTCAGTGCAGCCGAATCCGCGGTGGCCCACTCGGTGGTCGCATACGATACGGCGTCGGTTACGCCGGTTAGGTAAGGATTGACCAGCGCTGCGTCTTGCGGAGCGGCTGCGTTGAGCACGGTTTCGACCGCCGTGTCTACCAGGCCGAGGGTAAGCGTGATCTGGCTCTGGCTGCACGCGGTTTGAAAGAGCAGGGCGATGACGGCGATGCCGACCATTGCGGAATACTTTGCGGTTGGATTGAACATGGGTGTTTTCAAGAGTCCTTTTGGGTTCGGTCTAACTGTGCGTTGGCGCTGTGTGTGGACGCCAGCCGTTCATTCAACTGCGTCTCCAGCACAGCGATTTTGGTCCGCTGCGCTTCGATCACGTGGACGGCCTCGGGGTTGGGAGGGCCGCCCGATGCAATCCGCAGATGGAGGATTTCCTGAAGCGACACGAGATTCGCTCTTCGGGCGTCCAGCTCGTTTTCCAGCGCGACTGTCACGCTTCCGTTGACCAACGTGTGGATTTGATCGAGTTTCGCTGCCTGGCTCTTCGCCGCCTCGGCAGCCAGCTCGCGCCCCTGCTGTTCGGCCCGATGCCGTCGCCCGTCGAGGAAAAGTCCGTACAGCTCTTTTGCCACCCATGCGACCAAGGTCAGCAGCAGACCGATCGTCAGTTCACCGGCGCGATTCATGAGATCGTCGCGGCTTCGCTTGGCTTCGGCGGCGTCCTGCTCTTTTTGGCGTTTGGCCTGGGTAAGCGCCAGTTCGATGGCCAGCATACGCTGGTCCTGCTTGTACTGCGCCAGCGCCGCGTTGTCCTTGGCGTCCGCGCTGACCTTGAGCGCCGTAATTTCCGACTGCGCCTGCTGCAAGAGGACCTTGTTCATGGCGGCGGACTGCTGCGCGCCGTCCGTCTTAGCCTGCGTGGCGGCCGTGGCCTGCTGCGCCGCGGCCTGCTTCACGGTCTTATCCACGCTTTCAAGCGTCGGCTTCTGCTGCTGTGCCTGCTGCGCCGTGACCACTCCGGAGAGGATCGCGGCCAGCGCCAGAATTCTGATCGGTCTATGTCTTCGCATCGGCGAGTTTCTTTTGTTGCTTCTCGGCATTGGCCAGTTCAATCGAGCGCCGCATGAATTCCGGTAGCGGAGCTTTCGGCGCCAGCCCCTGCTTTGCGCCCGCAATTTCGTCCGGTATCCTGCGTGGATTGACGGCGGTCACCATGGCCTTGCGGTAGCTGTCGGTGGCGCGCGCGAAGCCCGCGATCCGGATGCCTTTTACGCGCGTCTTTACGCTCGTAACGGTAATCGCTCCCTGCTCGGCGTTTACTTCTTTGTCTTCGATCTTTTCGATGTCCGTCGATGGAAGCGCGGCCTGTTTTTGGATCACGTCGCCTAAAGTTGCTACCAGAGCCTCGGCCCGGTCCTGGTTTTCGGTTTCAAACTCCATCATGCGGGCGGCGACTTTCAGCAGGCCCGTTTCTCGAAGGCCTCGCCGGAGGTCGTCTAGATGCTGCTCGTAGGCGGCTGTGCGTTCTACCCACCGATGTTCGCGAGACCATAGCTCCCAACGTCCGGGAGCGTCGCCGCGTTTGCGGTTGTTCGCTTTTCGCCAGGCGGCGCGGATCGAGCGGTCGGCGGTCGTGAGGTCGCGGTAGAAGGTGAACGCGGCCCAGGCCTTAGCGGTTTCGCCCGGCTGTCGTTCGTCATAAATCGGCACTCCATCCGCCTACTCCGCCAGCTTTGGTGTGAGGCCAAGCTTTTGCATGCGCTCCAGAATTACAGCGCAGTATTTCGGCTCGATTTCCAATCCGTAGCAGCGGCGCTGAAGCTGCTCGGCGGCAACGAACTGCGGCCCCGATCCCGCAAACGGTTCGTAGCAGAGTTCTCCGCGCTTAAGGTGCTTCGTGATCGGGATCGAAAACAGTTCGACAGGCTTGGGAGTCGAGTGGCTGAATTCTTTCCGGTCTGAATTGCTTACGCGTCCAACTTCCCAGATGGTCGTCTGGTTGCGTTCATTGTGACCGGCTCCGTAGTCCGGCGGCTCGAACCCCTTGACCCAACCCATGAAACACAACTCATGTTTCCAGTGATACTGCCCTCGACCGAAAACCAAAACCGGCTTCACCCAGATGATTTGACGATGGAGGATAACGTGCGCAGCAGCAGCAGCAGCAGCAGCAGCAAAGAATCCTTGAGTGAGCATCGCGTGCCAGAGGTACCATGCGGCATCCGGATTTAACGCGGTAAGCGCTACCGTAAAAACCTTTTCGAGAAACTGCTGGATGTCGGCGTCGTGGCGCTCGTCGTTTTTGATTCGAGCGAAGGAAACGCCGTGCTCATGTAAGTCGGCGCTGTCGTAATTGATTCCGTACGGCGGGTCCGTATTCATCAGGCCTGCCCGTTCGCCCCGCATCAGCGTATTCACGTCGGATTGATCGGTCGAATCCCCGCACATCAGCCGATGCTTGCCGATTTCCCAAACTTGCCCGCGCTCAACCGGCCACTTCGCGAGCAGCTCCTCGGCGCGGTCAATCTGCGGAGGCTCGTCTTCGACCACGGCTGCCACGCCCGAGGCCGCCAGGATCGCGTCGCCCGCCAGCGCCAGAATTTCGTTGAACGCGGCCTCGTCGTAGCCCGTGCCACTGAAGCCGCCGGTATCGGTCCTCACGGACTCCAGCAGCTCGGCCAGCGCTTGCGCGTCGTAGCCAGCCATGTCCGAGGTTCGATTGTCCGCCGCGATGATGCGGAGCGCGGTCGCGTCGTCCACATCCACCCATATAACCGGCACAGCCGCGATTCCCAGGCCCTGTGCGCGCTCCCAGCGGTGCCGGCCGGCGAGAATCAGGGAGGTCGACTTCTGCGCCACGACGGCCCCGTAAAAGCCGTTTTCGCGGATGCTCTCGTCGATGGCCTCAACGGCGCCCTTGCGCGGGTTACGCGGATGAGGGGCTATCTGGCCTACAGGTACTAGGGAGTACTGCTGCTCGACCACGGCGGGCGTTTTCTTGGCGGGTTTGTTTGGCACCTAACGCTTCCCACTCATTGAGGCTGTCTTCAAACGACGGATAGTCGGTATCGTAGTCGTCCGCCGGATTCGCCGGGTAATTTTCGAGCACGATTCCCTCCGCTGCATCGCTTCGATCCGCTTCTTAGACCAGGCAACTGGCGAGCGGAATGCCCTGAATGGCGAACATGAACCAGATCATGCCGACCGTATAGGCGTCCGGCTTGCCGGTGACTGTGATCATCAGATAAATCGGGGCATTCGTTGGAACGCCGTTTTCTGTGAACTGCGCTTCCGGGATCAAGGCGCCCGCGTTCGCACCGGGAACGCCGACGGGACAGACGAACAGTTCCGCGCCTTCGATCTTTTGCGCGGCCAGCAAAGCCATCAACTGATGGGCTTCGCTGATCGAGGCATTGGACATTGGATTACCGGCTGAAAACATGAGTAGCTCTTTCTTCCGGGTTTGAGCCGGTTTTGAAAATGGGGATACTAAGCGACTACGGTGAGGCAGGTGTCGCCGGACGATGAAATGGCTTCCCGCAGCGGAAGCGACAAAATCAGACAGCCGTGGGAAGCTTGGCCGGGATGCGCTAGCGAATCGCCGTGGACGAAGAAGGCCGACCGTCCGAAGGTATCGGTGCCGGGTTCGGCGGTCAGTGACATCACGTGAGGTCCCAACTGTGCGTCCGCGTGAGGCGTTCCAATTTTCCATGCGCCCGCTGGGATCGGTCCCTGGCCGATGACGGTTTGATCGACTGGATTGTCTTTATCGCCGCCTAAGCCTGAATAGCCGATGCCGCACCGTACGCCGTCGCGCGAGAGCCGTCCTGTCGATTGCGAGTAGGTCCACATGATTATTTGGTCAATCCGATGCGGACGCCAAACCAGCGTTCGACAACGGTGCGAGACTTCATCGCTCCCGCGCCCTTGAATGTGTCGACGCCAGACCACGCTTCCAGCGCGTCGCCGCATGTGCGCTCAGCTGGATTGTCGGGGCACCGCTCGCACGCTACGCGGATGACGCACCAGTAAACCAATCTGCGCGGAAGCCTCCGCGCGATCCAGAACAAGAAGTTCTCAAAATAACGTTTCATTTTATGAGTGCTGGTGGCAGATGCCGCGGATCTTGACGTTGGCGAGCGTAGCGCCCGGGCAGGTCGCATACATGGCAGTGACGTTTCCGGCGAACGGGCACTCGCCCGAGCCATCGGTTTGAAGCGTCCAGATCATCGCTTGCCCCTTAACCAGCGCGATGGTGTCCTGTGGCGCGCCGGTCGAGGGCGCGTTGGTGTAGAGCGTGATCGGCTGGTCGCTTTGCAGCGCAATCGCTTTGAGGTTGGCTTTCGTGAAGCTGACAAACAGCTCGACGTTTACGCCGCCCGCCGCGACCTGGCCGTCGAAGGCCGGTAGCAGCGTATCGTCCACCACGGTCTCCTGGAAGGAGATCGCGGCAAGCGAACTATCGGCGTAGCTTCTCAGGATGACTGCTGTGAACATAAGGGGGATCGGGATCGAAAAACGTTGCGATGCAGCCGTTGGGAACTGAAACGAAAAGCCTTCGCGTGCTGGACGGCAGCCGGATCAGCATCCAATTGTTTTTGGGATTGTCGCGCGTCTCGCGGTCATGCGAGTACTCGGTCGGATGGCCATCGGATGGTTTATAGCCCGCCGCTTCTTCCGGGATCATGATCGGCTCCCAGCGTGTTTCGCCGATCCAGTGCAGCTCGCGGATCGCGCGCCTATCGCCCATCGCCTGTATTTTGCCCTGCGCGATATAAGCCAGTGCGGTTTCTTCCGTCATGAAACCGATGCCGCCCGTGCGCCGGTCGTAGACCGTAAGGCCACGGTGGGACAGGAGATGCCGCAGGTAAATGTTGGGGGCCGGACGTGCTTTTGGGCGCAAGTGTGGTTACTGAATGACTGCGGGGAACTTAGCCGGGCATAGCCAACGCCATCCCTTCAGGCGTTACTCGATGCGGATCGAGTGCGATGTGCCTACATACTGCTGTGGGTTTTCGCGGCCCAAACGCACGCTTCGGCTGCAAACTATTTTCAGCGAACATGGTACTTGAGGGTGAAGCCGCCAAACGCGGAGGGATCGAAAAACGTTGCGATGCAGCCGTTGGGAACTGAAACGAAAAGCCTTCGCGTGCTGGACGGCAGCCGGATCAGCATCCAATTGTTTTTGGGATTGTCGCGCGTCTCGCGGTCATGCGAGTACTCGGTCGGATGGCCATCGGATGGTTTATAGCCCGCCGCTTCTTCCGGGATCATGATCGGCTCCCAGCGTGTTTCGCCGATCCAGTGCAGCTCGCGGATCGCGCGCCTATCGCCCATCGCCTGTATTTTGCCCTGCGCGATATAAGCCAGTGCGGTTTCTTCCGTCATGAAACCGATGCCGCCCGTGCGCCGGTCGTAGACCGTAAGGCCACGGTGGGACAGGAGATGCCGCAGGTAAATGTTGGGGGCCGGACGTGCTTTTGGGCGCAAGTGTGGTTACTGAATGACTGCGGGGAACTTAGCCGGGCATAGCCAACGCCATCCCTTCAGGCGTTACTCGATGCGGATCGAGTGCGATGTGCCTACATACTGCTGTGGGTTTTCGCGGCCCAAACGCACGCTTCGGCTGCAAACTATTTTCAGCGAACATGGTACTTGAGGGTGAAGCCGCCAAACGCGGAGGGCGATGGCAGCGTTATTGTGACCTTGCAGGGTCCCAGGTCTACCCACTCCATGCGTGTCGTTCCGTCGACGCTCTTGAACCGTTGCAGGTAGAGATGGCCGGACTTATGCTTGTCGGGCTGGCATTCCGGTCGCGACGGCTTCAGCAGTTTCCGCTCCACCGGCGCGGGCAACGCCAAACGCGCAAGCGAAGCGGCTAGCGCGAGGGCTAAACGGCTGAAGCACGCGCGGCGAGTCATGCGAGATTTATTTTAACCGAAGGTCAGGGTGCTGGAAAAGCAAACGCCACGGTTTCAGCGGGAGCAAA